CAATATGGTTCATCTAATACTTTTATAATACAAAATATAAACGAAGCGTTTAAAAGAAAGGTTTCATGCGTTAATGGTCATGCAACAACAATAGCAGTTTTTGCTGCTACAGGACATGCTTCTGATGGTGCTATTAAGAAAGCAGACGCTAAATATGTTAGAATAACTAATCTTGACGACACAGAAACAGTTGAGGTTGCTTTTATTGCTGCTGCTACACTTTATCAAATTACTTTAACTGCAAAACAAAGTCACGTTTTGGGTGCAGTTGATGACTTAATATTATCTGAAGCAGACACTAGTCCATCGTTTGGGACAATGACTGACTTAGAAAAAATAAGTGTTCAACCAACTGGAAGTGCAGCTGTTGATATAGAGCTTTTTGTAGCCAGTTCATAAATTTGTTTATAACTTTTAAATTAGGCTACTTTTTGGTAGCCTTTTTTTTTGTATATTTATAGAAATTTAATTTAATATATATGAAGACAGAAGACTTAATAATAAAGGTCACAGATGAAATGAAAGACCTTTTAATATCTAAAAATAAGGCATATGGAGACAGTGCCACCAATCCATCAAACGTATTCTCATCAGGTTCACCAATAGATTCTTTATGTGCACGTATAGACGATAAGCTTATGCGTATACAAAACAAGGGTATTAATGATAATACAGAAGATACAGTTTCAGATTTAATAGGATACCTTATTTTATTAAAAGTAGCTATATATAAAGAAAAACATGGAGAGTATGAGGAAATGGCTCAATCTATTAAACTAGGTGGTTTTGCTAATATCAATGGAACACCATTTGATAATGTAGAAGATTTAAAAGTACATTATGATATTTATGATGACGATGAAGAAAATAATGAACAAGAAAATTAAAAAAATATTAAAAGATTTAGAATCTTTAAAGAAAGAAAATAATGTAAAATTTGCATTTTCTTATATAGAAATGGGTAAAACTTTAAATGATTTAGATGCAAATGTTATCCACAATATGGATGAAGACTTAGCGTCTAAAGCTCTTATGGATGTAATTGAAGAAAAGATATTTGAAAACCCATATGACGAACAATCTGTAACTGAAATGCTAGAAGAAAAAGAAACTATGGCAAAATTACATATGTTTAATTTATTTAATAATAATAAAAAATACGAAGCCTAATGGAATTAATAAATGGACTAATAAGAAAAATAGTTGTTGGAGACATTAAAGATGGTATTACTTATGTTGTTGGACAACCTATAATGAGGGGTCAAGCAAAGATAACAGCTATAGTTCAAGATGACTTATACTTTATAAAATATAAAATGTTAAAATTTAATATTTTTATTAAAATGGAAGATAAAGATGAATCAGAAATGTGGAAGTCATTTTTTGACTTAACAGGAATAGAATATAATTTAAACTATACAGAAGAATATAAAGTTAATTAACATGAAGATACCAAAAAATTATTTCTTGGTAGAGGTAGAAAAACCTTACGAAGACACTGTAGAATTAAATGGTTTAGAAATTTCATTAGACGTAAAATGGGACCCATATACGTTTGCTAGACAATATGGTATTGTTTACGAAAATCCAGATTGGTTACCAGAAGGTTTAGATTTTGATGTTAAGAAAGGTGATAAAGTTTATTTTCACCATCATATAACAGGCTCTGTTGGTGCAGTTACTGTAGACCAACAGTTTGCTAATGAATCATCTCAAGACCTTAAAAGTGAAAATCTAGTAACATGGATAGATAAAGAAAATATATATAAGGTTCATTGGCAACAGATGTATGCTAGAGTTAGAAAAGGAAAATTAAAAATGTTACATCATTGGAATTTTATTGAACAAAAAACAGAAGACGAAGATAGCATAAAAACTAAATCAGGTATATTTATAAAACCTGAAGTAGAAGATATAACCCTTCATGGAAGCGTGTTACATATGAACAGTTGGTTAAAAGAACAAGGGGTTAATGTTGGAGATGAGGTTATTTTTTCAGAAAACTCTGAATATGAGATGACTATAGAAGGTAAAAAAATGTTAAGAATGAGAAACGAAGACATATTAGCGTTATATAACAATGAAGGAAAGTAATAAATCATACGTACAAAGAACCCTACAAGACCTTATAGACTCATCAAAAGAAGCTGTGGCTATACTTATAGAAGATATAAGAACTCCATTAGACCCTGATTTATCTGATGAGAAAAGAAGAAATGCTATTAAGGCAAAAAAAGAATGTTTTTTAGACGCACAAGAAATACTTATAGGTATATCTAAGTTAGAAGAACAAATTGCTCAAGGAGAGTTTAAACAAGAAAAAGACTTTGAAAAAGGTTTAGCTGAGAAATTTGCAAAAAGATAATATATGTCTAAACCAATAATACTAAACTCTAAAAGTTTAGGAGACATAATAGAAATACAAGGATTAAAAATCCAACTACCTAAAAAGCCAACAAAGAAAAATATATTATTCTCATATAAAAAAAAGGCAGAACAAAGGTGGATAAGAGAAGATATGCCTGCAGGTTTAAATAGAGACAATGCAGTAGATTACTATGACTATATTGAGCAAGAGTTTATAAGAAGAAAAGAAGGTCTTTGGTTTATGAATAATGGAGAACCTACTTATATAACAGGTAGTCATTATATGTTTATTCAATGGTCTAATATTGATGTTGGATATCCTGACTATAGAGATGCAAATTAGACCCAAATTCTATGGGTATGTGTTTCTTAAAGAACAGGCGTTCTGGATTCTCTTATATGGCTAGTGCTGAGATGGTTAATCAAGCTACACAAACATATGAATCTAATTTTGGTTTACTTTCTAAAACAGGTTCTGATGCTAAAACAATGTTTACAGATAAGGTGGTTAGAATATACAGAAGGTATCCTTTCTTTTTTCAACCAATACAAGATGGTTCAAGTAATCCAAGAGTTGAGTTAGCGTTTAGAGAGCCAGCTAAAAAGATAACTAAAAAGAATAAACATATACAACAATCAGAAGCTCTTAATACAATTATAGATTGGAGAAACACTGCAGATAATAGTTATGATGGTATGAAACTAAAACTACTTGTTCATGATGAGGCAGGTAAATGGACAGGCTCAACATCTATAGCTAAGAACTGGTCAGTAACACAAACCTGTCTTCTTCTTGGTAGAAAAATTGTAGGTAAATGTATGATGGGTTCTACTGCTAATAAACTAGAAGATGGTGGGTTAGAATATAAGAATTTGTATTATGATTCAGATGTTACAGATAAAGATTTGAATAGAAGAACTAAATCTGGACTATATTCTTTATTTATACCTGCACAAGAAAATTTAGAAGGTTTTATTGATGAATATGGGTTCTCTGTAACAGACACGCCACAAAAACCAATAATGGGTATGGATGGTGTAAATGTAGATGTAGGTTCAAAAAACTACATTCAAAACAGAAGAGAAGGTTTAAAAAATAACACAAATGAGTTGTCAGAATTTAAAAGACAGTTTCCTTTTACCTCAGAAGAAGCTTTTAGAAATGATTCATTGTCTAGTGTTTTTGATGTTGAGAAGATATATCAACAAATGGATTATAATGAGATTACTGACAACTTAACAACTAAAGGTGATTTTATATGGAAAAATGGTATTCAAGACAGTGAAGTTATATGGATACCAAACAATAAAGGTAAATGGGAAATATGTTGGGTTCCTGATGAGAATAAAAGAAATCTTATAGAAACAAAATATGGAAAGAAAAAACCAGGAAACTCAATAAACCTTGTTTCAGGATGTGACCCCTATGACCATGACACAACAACAGATGGTAGAAGGTCTAATGCTGCTTGCCATGTGTATCATAAATTTACAATGGATGAAAACTCTCCCTGTGAACAATTTGTTTGTGAATATATATTTAGACCACCAAAAGCAGAAATATTTTATGAAGACATGATTAAGCAGTGTGTCTTTTATGGATGTCAAATACTTGTTGAGAATAACAAAATAGGTATAATAAAATACTTTGAAAGAAGGGGTTATTATGAATATTTAATGGATAGACCAGAATCTACTCATACAGAGTTTAGCAAAAAACAACAAACTAAAGGTATACCTGGTTCAGGAGTTGCAGTTATAAATGCTCAAGCAGAAGCTGTAGCAACATATATATATGATAATGTTGGCTTAAAACCAGACACAGGAGAGATAGGAAAATGTTATTTCAACAATCTTTTAGATGATTGGAGTAGGTTTGATATAAACAATAGAACTAAGTTTGATGCTACCATTAGTTCTAGTTTAGCTTTACTTGCTTCACAAAAATTTGTCAGAATTAAGGAAGAATCGCCAAAATTTGTTAAATTTGTAAAAACTTATACTAATAGAGGAAATATATCTAAAAAAATACGCTAAATGGAATTTAAAAAAAATGGTTTTGATAAAGTTAAAAAAGTAGGTGGATACCCAAGTCCATTTGCAACACCAGAACAAAAAGAAAAACTAGAATATGGTTTAGCATATTTTAAAAAAATGTATTATGACTGGAAAGATAATGCTGATATGAAAGTTGATAGCAGAAGGTCTAGATATGTTAAGTCTAGAAGTTATGCTCAAGGTTCTCAAAATGTATCTAAGTACAAAGATTTATTAGATGCTCAAGGAGATACATCTTACTTAAACCTTGATTGGACTCCTGTAAATATAATACCTAAATTTATAGACCTTATAGTTAATGACTTGGCAAATCAAGAGTTTGAGATTGTAGCAAATGCAATAGACCCAATATCAGAAACATTAAGAGAGAGGGATAAGAAATCTTTATTTGCTAAAATGCTTGTTCATCCTGCTATGAAAGAGTTTAGTAAAGCTACTGGATATGATGTTCAAAAGAAAGGGTATATACCAGAAACTCAAGAAGAGTTAGATATACATATGGCTCTTAATTATAAACAGTCAACAGAGATAGCTGTAGAGAATGGAGTAAAGTTTGTTATGAATGTTAATAATTACGATTCTGTAAAAAAAGCAGTTATAAGAGACCTTATAGTTTGTGGTATTGGTGCAACAAAAACATCTATTGATCCAAACACAGGTGTTAAGATTAAATACGTAGATCCTGCTAATTTGGTTACATCATATACTAATAATGAGGATTACAGTGATATACAACATGCTGGAGAAGTTTATACTATAACAATAGGTGAATTAAAAAGAATAGCTGGAGATCAATTAACTGAAGCTGATTATGAAAAAATAGCTAAAGAATACGCAGGTAAAAATCACAATAAAGATATAAGCCCAAATTATGAATCATATATGAATGAATATCAAGATGAGTTTGAATATGATAAATATAGGGTAACTATAATGGACGCAGAGTTTTTATCTGTCAATGAGCTTAAGTACGAAAAGAAGAAAAACGCATATGGTGGTTACACTGTAACAAAGAAAAAAGGTAAATACAAAAAACCAAAGAAATCTAAGTTTGAGAGAGAGCTTATAAAAACATCTGTTAAAGTTGTTTATTCAGGTAAATGGATCGTTGGTACAGATTACTGTATAAATTATGGTTTAGCTAAAAACATGATGAGAAACAAGTCTAACTTAA